CCTGAAACTGTTTCGCCCCCGAAACATAGCCCCCCTTGACCCCGTTCCCCCTGGTCCCCTGCTGTTTTGTTCTATGCCTTTATTATAGCTGGGGAGGGTGTGGGTGTCAAGCCGACCGACTGTGTTTGTGGTCACATGGGGGTTTGTTTGGGTTTGGCTATGGGTGTGCGCATAGTATGTGTTGGTTTGTATAAAATGCCCTTTGTGCTGGGCTAGCACATGGTTGGGGTGGTGTCAACTATTTGTTGGTGTGATGCTAGACACAGATGGTGGGGGTGGGGGGTTTTGCGCGTTTTCGTGGTTTTTGTTTATTTAATTCGTGTTTTCTCAGGTTTGCTCCCTGGGTGGGTTGGATTTGAAAACCGACCCCAATGTTAGCGGTTTTGAAGCGCACGCGAACTGAAGTTTGCAGCAAAACTGCTGAACACGCAAAAATGTTGGTTTTCACCTTAAAATGAAAGCAAAGGTGATAATGAAGCAAGGAAAGGGGGAAAGGTAGCAAATGAAGAAGAAAGCAAAGAAGAAGCAAGAAAGGGGGAAGCATCAATGCTGAAGATCGAAGCCGAAAGGGGAAAGCAGGTGAGGGGAAGGGGAATGGGGCAAGCCTAATCTATCGGGGATCATCTCTGATGCTATCTGCTTGCTTCCTTCTTCTCTCCTCCCTGGTCCGTGCTTGCGGCTTGCTTGAATTCTTGCGGTAGGTGGGGTGTGGCTTTCCAGATCAAGGGTTAGAAGTTGAGCGTGGATAGAGTTAGCCCTTAGTGGTAGAGCTAACAAAAAATCATGAGGAATGTTCTTTCCGTCACAATGGGAATCGTTTTCACGTTTCTGTCGTAGCATGTCGTACAGTTGTTATCTGTTTCACATCGAGGCCGGGCATGTCCCTCAGGTCGCCTATCATCTGCTTTTTAGTCGTCTGTGGTAGGAATCACTTCTGTGTGAGTTGCGCGCCGGGCTCGCCTTGATCGCGCACGCCTGTAGGGTCGGAAAATTAATCCGGCTCTGACCCGGGACGACCACGCTAGTGAGGCGTGTCACATGTGTTGCTCTACATGTGCGGAGAGTGAAATTATAGTGTTTAGCAGCATCTTTGTAGTCGTATGCTGTTGTTTTCTTTCACTATATCATAGATATCGTGTTTTGTCAAGTGTTTGTTACATGTTTTTTGAAAGTTTTTTTGTCGCGTGTTGTCATGTTTGATACCACCTTGGGTTGCGTTGTTAGCATTGGTGCTTTCGTGTTTGGGGCGCGCCGGGTTTTTGTTGGGTTTGCGACCGCAGGTTTTCGTGTTTAGGGGGTCTAGCGTGCCGTGTGCGGGGTTTTATATGATGGTTGGGGTGTTGGTGTGGGGTTGGGTGCGAAAGGGCGTTGGTGGGGCTGCTAGACGTGTGGCGGGTTTCACATGGGGTTGGGTTTGACTTCGGTGGGGTGGTGTGTATAATGAAGGGTGTCCGGTAGAGCGGAAGCCCGCCAAAGGTGGTGGGGCCGGGCAAAGGGGTTGGAGGCCCCGGGAAAATGAGTAACATTTTTGATATTGTGGTGGAAAACAACCAAGACGACCTTGAAGTAATCAAGGGTTTCATGCTCACATGTGGGCAAGCCGTCGCCCCCGAGGTCACCGAAGCATGGTGGCGTGGACTCCGTGGCGTGGATCGTTGGGAAGGTGGCGTTTTCGTCACCCAGGGCAAACTGTCCCTGTCGGTGAATGTGCTATATGACTTCCCATGGGGCTCCACCGATGCTAACAATCACCCGGTTGTGATCGAAGCCACACTACGGGAGGAAAACCCCAGCGAGATCGTTGTGCTAGGATCAATTCTACTGAATGACCAGCGCGACATGGATACGATCGAATGGTTGTTCGATGGTTTGGACTGGAACCCCCAATCACAAATCAAGTTCATTCGCAAGTCCGCACGCAACGCACGTATCGAATACGTGTGCGAAACCCTGAACCTTTGGCAGATGGACGCACGCTGGGAAAAACAAACCCTCGGGGAAAAAGCCCGCAATCATTACCGCCGGGCCTACCTGGCCAAAAAAGGGGAGCTCACGGAGCTGTTGGAAAATGATGTGATGTAAAACACGGCGTGGGGGTTTGACGCCGGGGCAAGCCACACTGTATAATAGGGGCATAGGGTAAAACAGAAAAGACCAACCAAAAGGGTTGGTGCCCTAAGGTTCAAGGAGGACCACCATGCAAGCACAGTACCAAAATCAGGCACCTGCCACCATCGAGGGACTGATCCGTAAAGTTTTTGAGGGCGAAGACTTCTACAGCTTCGAAGTCCTGTATGAAGACTCCCCCGCGGTTGATGTTTTCGGCTATGGGGGGTTCAATAAAGAAGTTGGCGAGGGGCTGGTTGCCCATGTGGCATTCGAAACTGGGCTTGACTACACCGACGGCGCCGAAGAATTGACCGGCCGTTTCGCAGTCAGCATTGAAGGGCAACGCTTCGATTACGTGCATTATGAATGGCTCGTGTCCACAGCCCCTAATGATCCCGATGATTTGGTGGAGGAACAAATCAGGCCTATTATTGGCGATGATGTGAAATACATTTCCGTGCACGCCTTGAAGTCGTATCTTGAGGTCACGGAGGTTGTTGGCGATGGGGTTTACGTGGGGTTGAAGGAAAGCGTGCGTGCCGACCACCGTAAGTTTTTACAGATGCTTGATGCTTGTGATATTCGTAATCTGCGCTTGCCTATCAATGGTGATGTTGATATCCATGAATATAATCGAATATTTTATGCGGATAATGAAAATGTTTATGACGCGTTGGCGACCAGTTTCTATGAGTTGGAATGGCCTGACGCGTCGACGGTGTGGGTGACCATGAGCTACGACACGGGCACGGGGGAATCACGGTTCTTGCTGTCGGGCGACCGGTTCGGGCTGGGGGATAGCCGGGTGCATGACATGCGGCTGGATACCGCCCGCCATGGCAATCATGCGGTTTTGTTAGATAAGATTTTCCCAGGCTGGCGTAAACGCTTGTTCGATCCGTTTGTTGAGGTCTGGGAGAAGCAGATTATGGATTGGCGTGCCGAAGACGCGGCTGAGGAAGGGGAAGAAGTTTAACGGTTAGCCCCCGTGCGGGGGTGGGGTTTGGGGCCAGGGCGGGCAACACTATGCGGGGGTAACATTTTCAGAAAGGAAGAATCGTGGCAGTTGTCACAATCAATTTCCCAGACCGGGGGCTTTTGGGTATCCACGGTGTCCCAGCGCCATGCGGCCGGGTATGTTTTCGTGGTGGCGAGGTTCCGCACGGCGCTAAGCTTGATGCCGCCTACACGGTGGCCGTTAATCATGATGGTAATTCGTATCGCATGTACTGCCATTTTGGTGTGGAATATCTTGCCAATCGGCGCAGGTTGGTGTATTATTTTCAGAATGAAGGCTTGCCCCAAGCCAAGCTTTACGATCTGGGGTGCGAGTCTGATGGTGTTGCCGCATCCATTGCGCTGTTGGGTGCAAAATGCCTACAGTTTGCGGGGGTCACACTGGACCCTTGCGAAGGCCCCGGGTGGGAGAAGAATAGCGAAAGGGCATATCGGCTTCGCCTGAATCCTCAGGAAAAGCTTGGTGGGCTATGGGTGTACATCATCCTATCTGATATGGGGAGGCTGTCGAGTGTGAAATTGTATGAGGCCATCACCAGCGGCGATAATGATTACCGCATTTTAGGCTCGGGCCAATTCGATCCTTTCCTCACCGCGGTGCTGGGTGCGGATTATTGGAATGAGTTGACCAAGCTTGTTTCCTTAGGCGTTTTTAAGGGAAGTGAAGATGATTAACATCAGGAAGCGCCGGGCGTCAGACCTGGAATTTTATGTGAACACTTTCATATTCGCCGTGGAAGGGCACCTGGAAAAGAGGGACTACAATGATGTGACTAACTATTTGCGAACGTTGGGGGATTGGGGTGAGGATATTATCCGCAACCAGCGGCTTATGCACGATTTTGCTTGCGATCAGTTGGCCCCGCTGCTAGCGGTTGCGGTTGAGCAAAAACCATTTCTCGACATGCTGGGGTGGCTGTCTCTAGAGCGTGCCGCAATCAGCAAAATGTATTCCTGGATTATTGAAACCGTGCAAAAGTATTGCAAAAAATATGGGCTTGATTACAAAAAACTGCTAGCCGAAGTCAGCAGGCAAGTCCCGCTAGGCGATGATGGATTCACCGCCCCTGGCTACCATATCACCAAACGCAAGGACAAACCCAGCCGGGAACGGTGGCGGGGTGAGAAAGGCGAAATTTTGGGTGGCGCATTTTTCTTAGACAATCCTAAGATCAACTTTAAGGACTGTGATTATTGCGGGGTGCGGAATGTCCGTCTCTGAGATTGTTGCACTGGTTTGCGGAAAACCCTGCAAGGACGGCTTAGGGAGGGATTGTGAAGTATTCGTTATTAAATCACGAAAGCCGGGCGGCTTGGTTAAAGCTAAGAAAATCATACTTGACCGCTAGCGAGGTTGCGAAGCTCGGCCCGAAGGCCGTCAAGGCCATGGTGAACCTTGGTGAGGAAAAATGGGGCGACACACCCCCTTTCCGGGGGAACGAATACACGGAGTGGGGCAACATTCGGGAACCGGTTATCATTGGGAAACTATTAGGGGCGTGGATTCCGGTTGAACATAACACAAACCTTTTAGTTTCCACAACCCACCCACTGTTTGCCGCCACACCCGACGGGTTAATCCCCTGCAGGAACGCTACTGTGCAGATTAAAACCGCTGGCACGAAGCGTTTCTTTGATGATGTGGGGCACATGCCGAAAAACTATATGCGTCAGTGTCAATGGGAAATGCTTATTACCGATGCGGAAAAGTGTTTGTTCGTGGTTGAGGAAAGGTTGGAGTCGTTCGATGGTTTCCACCCCGGTAGGATCACCACCATGACCGTGCCCCGTGACGATAAGCTTATCGACACCCTGGTGAAAACGGGCATGCGGTTTGTGAACCTGGTTTTGGACGGCACCATAAGTCACCCCCAAAGTGAGGCGTTTAGGAGGTTTAAAGCGGAAGCTGAGTTTTTCTATAAGTGAGGCATAAAAAATGGCCCCCGGTGTTAAAAGCCGGGGGTGTTTTTATATGCGCCAATAATGTCACTGTTATGTTATCGGTCAGCATCAAGCGTGTTATTAATCTCACGCAGCTGTTTGACCTGTACGTTTATCAGCTCATCATCGGGTATATGGTGCTCCCTATGTATACTCAGCAGCCTGTCTATAACGCTTATAGCACGCTCCAGTGCCCTGTGCAAGCGTGACGCTATATCTTCGATAGCGTGGCGCCTGTCGCGTTCCTCATCAATGCGTTTCTCCAATATGTTTACCTGGTCTGATAGGCTGGTGATGCGTTGGTCCATGCGTTCGATTTCGCTTTTTCTAAGGTTCTGGTTATCGGTTTTCGCTTTCATCCATGCTGCTATAAGGGCGGTGACCGCGGTGGCCAGGGCTGCGCTTAACGCCGTCAGTTCGGCTATCATATGTTCTACCTTTCGGGTATTATGAAAAGCCCCAACCCATATAGGCTGGGGCAATCATCACTGCTCAAATACTACTTTTCCTGGGCCTCAATCACCGCGGGTGCAACAACCCGATTGTGAGACTTGCCCGCCTCGGTATCATCAATGATGTTGAACAGCTCATCATTGATTTTGTCCACCACACTATCAGTCACACCGTTAGGGGTGCGAGACACACCCAACACTGTGAGGATACTTAGAATGATTGGTACGATCTGCTCCGTGTAGGCGGGCAGGTTAGTGTGGTGCGCAAACACACCGGTCAACACTACCGCCACAATCAGCAGCGCGCTACCGAAAGCCGCAGTCACGGTGTTGGCCTTGCGCTTGCTGAGAGATTGCTTAGCAGCAATGTTCCGCAAAGCCTGGTTGAGTACATCTGCGGTCTGATTATTGAAAGCCATAAGCTTCCCCTTTCTTACCGAATCCGGTTGATAAGATTTTGCAGAAGATCATTCTGCTTTTCCGTAAGCTCGATCAATTTATCCAGCTTATCCCCATTACGCTGGGCTGCATCCATGCCCATGTAGGCGTGCGCGTTAGTATTGATGATGAAGTCACGTAAAGTGCCTTCCCATTCACTACCAGGCACCCGCGATTTAAAGCGTGCGTCTAAAACACCCATAAGCTCCCCTTTCCCAAAAGGTGGGTTATCAATATATTTCTGAACATTTGCACGGAATTCGTCCATGTCCATCATGTGGCCAGGGACACCATCACCCGCGCCGGGGTCCCACTTGCCCTGCGCATAATATGAGTACTCCCAGTGGGCAATACAGCGGCTGGAATCCAAACCCAAATACCACAGCAGTGCTGCTACAATCCTATGGTAGGTGTCGAGCATGTTATCCGGCCATGGCGAAACCCCGTCCGACTGGGGTTCAATACCGATCATATATGGGTTAGCGTTATCGGTCGGCAAGCCGGGGTACGATCCCCGACCCAAATGCCAGGCCACACCAGCCCCACAAATCGTGGCGGTATAGGGGGGGGTGCGGCTTAAATGAATCTGAGAAGACAAGCCGTTTTCCAAGCCCGGGTTCCGCGCAATATATTCCGCAGAAGTATTATTAGCCCCCGTGTGGTGCACCGCCACACCCCAAATCTTGGTGAAGTCACCCATGCCCCACTCGCGCCAACCATCGAGTTCTTGCACGTCAACGCCGAAAGCGCGTAAAACTTCGGGCATGAACAGGGGGTCGCCGTAGTGGTTGGGGTTGGGTTGTATCGGCATAATATCAGTGCTGGTGTCCTCTGGCATTTCTTCGGTCATGGGTTGCGTCAGTTGCGTGTGCGGTGTCCCGGTGGCGCCAGTTTGCCCCCACTCGTGCCATAGGATTTCATTAACATCACACTGTACGCCACCCACTGTTACGGTCCCGATTTTTTGGAACAGGACGGCTTCCTGGGCTAGCTCGCCACCACTCCATGCCGCGGTCTGCCAAGCCAAGAAATGGCCCTCGCCACAATCCGCGATCACACCATCCTCAACAGCCCAGGATATTACACGGGAATGCCCATATATTCCGGTGCGCCCGACACCCAAAATTTCGTTCACGCCACGGAAGTATTCGGCACCAAAACTATTCCACTCGCTGAGAGAAATATTATAATCCACGGCGAAGAAGCAGGCGGCGTCACCCCTGCCTAGGCTTTGCAAATGCTGCAAAACCGCGGTGGCATCAGACACCCCACCCGCATACCCGCGCTTCACATCGGAATCAGATTCTTTCCCGTACTGATACACGAAAGCTATAGACAAGCCGTTACGGTAGAAGTCGTCAAGCTCGTTTTTACCAATCGGCTTGCCCCGCATCCACGCTTCCCGTGGTTGGGATACGTACCGCACCGCACCCATATGGCCAGCGTTTTTAACATCGGCGGCGCTTGGAACACCAGCCGAATAGTCAATAATTGTTGACAATCACATCACCCCTAATCAGTCATCTGTCGCCTTAAAAAATAGGTAGCACCTACCATTCTTAATGTTGTGGGGGTCGCCAGTCCACCCGGTGGCAAAACAAGTCCAAAAATCATCAGACCTGAGCGAAAGACCCCGGTCGGTGTAGGTTTCCCCCGTGTCAGCATCCTGTAGCACCACTATCATCCTGCCCCATGGGTGCTTTTTCTTAGCTTTGCAATCCACAGTGAGTGTCGGCTGGTCATCAATTTTGCCGTTGGGGTCGATAACCACCTCATATTTTGTATCCATTGACCCCATATTGGGGTGCTTGAATTCAAAATCGTACACCAGGTCAACCCCAAATTTTGATTTCATGTACGCTTCCAGGGCGGTGAGGTTGGTCCCCGCGCGTTTCCGCTCATCAACGATGCGCAGCCACGTGTCCGACTGGTGTTTCAGCAGCTTCTCGTTACGGTTAAGAATATCCTTAGAAATTTTGATTTTCCGCACCACGCCGGTGGGGGTGGCCACAAATTCCACCCCGGACACTTTTGCCTCACGAAACATCCCAGGCCCAACCATCACATCAACCACATCACCAGGGCGAACATCCACGCCAGGGTTCGTGTTGCTAACCTCCAGGCCCTCAATATCCCGGGTGAAAGTAGTGGTCATCTCATTAGCTTTCTCCGCCCCACCAATCACCTGCGCAATATCCGTTATGCCCGCCGGAATATTAATATTAATATCCGACTTAAGAAAAGCCTGAATAAACAAGCCGTTACCCAAATCATTCCCAAGTGGGTACACGTAGACGGAACGTTTCCGCTGGTCCTCCGATAATGAAGCGCCATCGGGGTAGGTGACCGACCATGCGCCATACAGGCGTGTAGCCGTGGGGTAGGTGACAACAAACTCCATACTATTAGGTGTAACAATTTTATTCACCTTAGGCATTCTCGGCATCCTTCCCCTGTGAAACAAAAATGTATGGCACCGGGAAAACCGTTCCCACCTGCGTCCTGCCCCACACGCTAGCGTCCAGTGTTTCGCACGGGTATGCTACCCTTAAAAACAGGTTAATGTTAGCAAACTCCAAGGCGTCTTTGATAGTGTTAGCCATTGTATCCTCCGCCAGGGTGATAGTGATCTCGGGTGAGTCCAACCCGGTTTCCACCCTTCGGCAAAGAAATGGCGGCCCGGTATACCCCTCGGTCCGGTAGATGAGAGAAGCGTTTTCCTGGATCAATTTAGCGATCATCTCATCAGCCTTACCTATCACGGTAAACCCGTCCACCTGGTTACCCGCCCTAAAAAGTTTCAGAGTGTACTCACGGGGGGATTTCAGTGTGTTAATGTTGTCTTTAATCTTTTCGTTCTTAGTCTCTGACCAGGCTTTACGGTCCGAAACGGCGGGCATTTCACCCAGCACATCCAAGTATTCCAGGGCCTCAATCGTAACCGAATCAAACCGGCTGTTTCGGGTAGTGAACTTCGCCATTTTAATCTTCCCGAACCATCGCACATCCCCCGCATCAATAAGCAGCATCTTTAAATCATCGTGCATTAGCGCACCCAAAATTTGGATATCATGCTCGCTACCAGGTGGGGGCGCGAATACTCCGGCTAGCGAATACTCCACATCCAACCCGACACGCACACTAGCGGTACCGGGCTGGTTGTGCTGAAAATTATAGGAAAGATCACTATAATTATCCAGCTCGATCATGGGTTGCCCGCTGCCGTTGCATAGGCAAACATACACGCCGCGTTGCTTAATCACGTTGGCGCGCAGGTCAAACCATTTTTTCCACGCCTCCGTGGTGTTCATCGTGTCAAGTATGCCCGGCATTTTCTCAGCTTTCGTCCCTGCCCCACGGCACTAGGTAACGCTCTTCGTAGTCAATCCTATAATCGAAATTGCTTGTGAAACGCACCACATCACCGGCAGGGGACTGCAAATGCGCATAATCCTGTGGTTTCAGCTGGTCAGTGAGGGATTTAACGACCTGCCCGCTGCCGACGCGACGGACTACGGGGGCCTCGCCAAGATCAAAATTAATATAAACAAGCCCCTCGAAGTCGCCTGCTTCTAAGTTTAGGTTAAGAAAATCCAGGCCGGTGCCCCGCCACACCCCCTTAAAGCTGGTGGTCTCATTCCGTTTAAACCTGAGAGTCACCTTAAAACCGGAAGGAATGTTTGACTTGCGCTGGAAACTTGCCACCTGCACCCCATTTTCCAGCTTGGGGTAGACGCTTTTGACCTGGAACCAAAACCCGTCATCGCAGATCACGGGCACAATAACCTTGATGTTATCCTGGTCAAAATCTTGCGGGTCGGGGTTCGGCCACGCTAGTGAACGGGTAGTGCGCAAACGCGCGCTGTAGGTTGCGTTGTAGAACTTGTCCTGGCCTTGCCCGTAGGAGGTGACGAATGGCGCGTTATGTACGTTAAAAATGAAAGTCTTACCCGGCTGCACCTCATTCTGCAATCTTAAGAAGGATTTATACAAACTTGCTTCCCCGGTTTTGGCGGGGCCAGGGGTGACTGATAGGGTGAATTCCCCGGTGAACGGCTTAATGCGGTGCCCTTTATACACCTGACCTAAGCCGTTTACGGGGTTTTGCACAGTGTCCTCAAACTCACCAACCATGCCCTGTATGCTGTCCTCAGCCAGGGTGTAGTCGCGGTACACCCAGTTGCTGTTATCTGGATTGTTTTTCATGTGTTCAAGATCGGGCTTAATAAAACCTAAGGAACCAAGAGATGCTGATAGCATTTACGCCTCCAAATGTTAGGGGTTAAAACTAAACCATTATAGCATGCGACAACAAAACGTGGGCAGTATCACAATGATGTGGTTTGACACGGGTGCGGAAGCGTGTATAATTAAAAGCATCAGGTTGAAGATAAAGCCCAACCAAGAGCGTTGGGGCCTGAAGTCCAAGGAGGACACCGTGACCAACATCACAACCTACCCCAACGGCATCACCGGTAAAGAATGGGTGCACCCCACCACTGGGGAAACCCGCATCTACCTCAATGGCTGGCTGGAAGCCGTGGGGGTTGAACTCAGCTACTACGACACCGGCAACATCTGCTACGCAGAACTAGACGGCGAAAAAGTGAGCAACAACACAGGCAAGTCTTTGAAAGCGATGAAAGCCTGGATTGATGCCGATGGTGAGGTGCATGTGAAGATCAATGACCGTGCCCGTTTCTACATCAAAGAAGCTACCCTGATCGAGCGGATTAAGGAGGCCCTGAAGGAAGATAAGTAAAAGTATTCTCTCCCCTCTTCTCGCATCGTAAAAAACACCCCCAAATATCAGGGGGTGTTTTCTTATGCTCAAACTGTAGCGGTATTGCCCACCAGGGGAAACGCCGTTTAGTGCCTCTAGCGGGGCGATAGCGGGGGCAACTATCGAGAATGAACAATTACCCCAACCCCGCTCCGTTAGGGCGTTACAGGGCAAACTAGGAAGTGGGGCAAATCACAAACACTAGTTTTTCCGCAGCGAGCGTTGGAAGTCCCAAGCGTTCGGCTTCTTCTCTTCCTCGATCTCTTTCACGCGCAAATCCAAATCCGCTTGCGATTTACTGATCTGCTCCAGAAGCGCCTTCACCTCATCGGCACTGTAGGCGGTTTTATCCGAAGGCAAATTCACGGTGACGGTGGCACGCTTGTTGCCCACACGCTCCGACTCCGCGGCCGCATGCTCAGCCTCCGCCCCCGACTGACGCAAAGCCAAACGCAAATCATGGATCGTATCTTTATGCAAACGCAGCTCAGAATTGCGCTGCTGCTCCGTCACCTCAGCCAGATGCTTCAACGCATCCACGGTTTCCTTCGAGGTGGCTTCCTGAATCTGCTTATTGATGCTTGCAAGCTCAACAAGCTTACTCAGCTCCGACTTGCGCAGCTCACCAGCGGTTTTGTTGTACTCGCGTTCGTTCTGCAAATTTTGCAAACGTGAAGCATAGTCGTTTTGCAACGCTTCCTGACGGCGCTGGAACTCCAAATTGAGGCGTTCCATGTCGGTTTTCATATTCTCAGCAATCGTGCCGAAAGCCGAGTTAATGATCTCAGAACCGACCTTCGCCCCGCCAGTAGCGGCATCAACACCGTACCCGTTCACGCCAGCAACAGCACCACCAGCCGCAGCGGCCCCACCAAGCAGCGTGGCCAAACCTAATGATAGTTTCTTACCAAGCGATAAGCCCTTGAAAACTTTCCCGGTCTCGTCCTTATTGGCTTTAAGCGCGTGAAATCCTGTGAAAATATCACCAATACTCTTAATCGCAGTGAGTGCCCCACCCACACCGGTAGCGATGTTGCCAGTGTAGAAGCCGAGCCCTGCTGATACTAGGCCGCCTAGCACACCCATCAGGCCGCTAGCGCCCTTCTGCAAACCCTGCAAACCCTTCTGCGCCCCAGACAAGCCCGGGGTGTCAAGGCCGTACAGTTTAGCCGCCTGCACCTGCAACTTTTGTGTTGACAGTTTCAGCAGCTCAGCAGCCTTAGCCTGATTCAAAGTAGCCTCAGCCGCAGCAAAAGCCGCGTCCTTCGCCTGCATCATAGCAGTGTGTTGCTGAAGGGCATTCTCAGCTTGTACACGGCGCAGTTCCCACTCCGCTGCCCGAACCTGGTTTGTGCGGCGTTGTGCCTCACCTGCCACGGTACCCCAAGCCCCGGTGCCTTTCTCAATGTACCGATCAATAGCGAAACCGAATTGGTCGTACATTTGCTTGTTCGCCTCAAGGCGCGCCTTGTCCAATGCTTCAAGCGCTTTCGCTTGATTCAGCATCCCGTTTGCGCGGGTTTGCGCAAGGTTAAACTCAGCATTCCTCAGGTTGATAGCCGCCTGCGTTGCGGTAAACATCGCCTGGGTTAGGTCATATTTGAGCTTGCGAACTTCCTTCCGCGTCTTCTGCACAGTGTCGTGAGCTTCCGAAACAACCCCCGCCACCAGGGCAAACGCCCCAATCATGGTGTTGAGTTCGGTTTGTGCCGCGGTGATAAGGTCACGTACCGCTTGGATACGTGCCGCCATGACGGTTCGTTCCGCAACCTCAATCTGCTTCAGGGCGTCACCGTTTTGCTTACGAACCTTAGCCAGCTTATCCTCAGCCTTATTCAGGGCCTCAAGCTTTTTCTTCTGTTCCTCAGCATTCTTATTATCGGATTTATCAATCGAAGCCGCAGCATCCTCACGCGCCCTGGCCAGACGCTTCTCCGCATCCGCAATCTTCTCAGCCTTATTCTTGGCCTTTGAGGATCGTGCACGGGCCAGTGCTGTTTCAGCATCCTGAATCTTCCTAGCCGACGCTGTGGAAACTTTCGCCCCCTTAGCTTCGGCTTCCTGGTATTCCTTGCGGGCTTTCTCAACCTCTTCTAAGGCTTCCTTCTCTGCCTTCGTGTTGTCTACAACTTGGCGCCGGGTTTCCGCCAAACCCTGCTCAGCATCCTGAACAATTTGCGCGGACCCCAGAAAATCCCCCTCGTAGTCAGCACGGCGTTCCTCCCACTGTGAACCGATGCGCTCAACAATGGGCTCCATTTTACTAACCAAACTATCAATCGAGTTAGCCAAATGGTCAAGCCCCAAAAACTCTTGGTGAGTTAGCACGCGTTCCGGCTTACCGGAAAGGTTCACCGCCATACCGCCAGACGGCAACCAACCACCATTATCATACAAGCCGGTGCCCTTGACCAGGGATAACGCCCGATCCATTTTGGTTGCGTACCGTGTTGGGAAAGCGGAAACCTGTACACCCTGCGCCACAGCACCCGGGGCCATGGATTCCCACCCCGGGAACTTCGATAGCATGGCCTTATAGAACAAGCCCGCCGATTTGTAAGGATCCATGCGTTCCGCGAGGGTGCCCCACCCGGCTTGGCGCTGTTGGAACAAGCCCACACTGTCATGATCCGAACCCACAGCATCGTGACGGAACGCCAACGATCCGGGAACCTTAGCGTTTGCAAACATTTTCAGGGGGTCGCCAGACTCCACCAAAGCGGTAGCAACACCGATCATTGCACCCTTAGAAGAAAGTGAGAAGTCCTTTGCGCGCCGGGAAATTTCGTGAACGAAATAATCATGGCCCCAACCACTATGCTTCTTACCCTGCTGACCATAGGGAACATCCTTGTCAGGGTCGAGCGTTAACGGGTCACCCAATTCTTTGGGTCCAGCAACCCCACTACCCGTGTACTCGTTGCCACTACCAGTAAGCGCAGTGCCCTTCTTAGTTTCCTGTAAGCCATAAAACTTCGCCAAAGCCTTATGCAGCTCAGCAGCCGACCCCCAGCCGGGGGTACCCGAACCTGTGGAATCCCCGCTACGGGTGGTAGCAACACCCGAATCCAGGGTGAACCCACCACTATCGGGGCTATAGGTGATGCCATCAATCTTGCCCGGTAGGCCGTCGAAACGGTCTAGGGTTTCCTCGAACTTTTCAGCAGAATACTGCGGACCGCCACCACGCAACCTAATAAACATTGCATCAGTGAACTGGGACAGGTTAGCGCCGGCCATACCGCCAAGCTGGCCATTACCCCGCTGGCCACCCATTTCAACAAACACACTACCGGAACCATAGTCGATTTTACCAACAGTGTGCCCACCCCACGGGCCGCCATTGAACCACCACATGGTGAACGTGTTAGCGCCACCAACACCCCTGTGGAAACCATGAGAAGCGCCCCAGTCGCCCTGATTCCCGGTAGCAAACTTCCGGGGGAATGGGTTTATGCCAGCAGCCAGGGCAGCGAAAGCGCTCATCGCGCCGGAACAGTCGCCCCAGTTTGAGCCACCCCACACATACGGTGCCCCCTCAAGCGGGCGGGAAGCCTGATAGCCCTTCACAGAATAGCCCTGGGCAAAACGCACCAGGTCACGGCCAGTAACACCACCCTCAGCAAACTTTTGGCCCCCATAAATATTACCCGTGTAAGTAGGTTGCACAGGCATACCAGTTGCCTTATCCTGCAAACGCATACCAAAAATATCAGCAACCCTACTCAGGATAGCGGTAGACCGTGCCCGCTTAGCCGGGGCCAACGGAATATACGCCTCACCACCAGTTTCAGGCTCAGCCCACACACGCCACTCCCCCGGTGCCGCAATCGTCGCAGTGTGATTCTCACCACCCTTAGCAAAAGCCAAACCGCCACGAGCATACCCAACAATACCCCCATTAGCGTGACGCGACCCCTCAGTGTTGATACTAAACGCCGAAGATGCTACACTGGAAACCTTGTCCTGGATAGCGGAAACCTTCTCATCCAGCCAGTTCATGACCTTAGCGAAGCCCTCACGCAGGCCATTAAGCAAACCGGTGAAAATATTGATACCCGCATTGACCAGCCACGCACCAGCCTTAGCGAAGAAATTCTTAAGCTTATCCGGGAACTCTTGCGCAAACTTCAGGCCCTTGCTAATCATCTCCGCAAGATGCGTCAAAAACTGATTCTTCCAGCCAGTGACCGTGATAATAACCTTGGCAACACCAGCGTGGAAGCCCTGAACAATATCCCCCCACATGTTCTTAATCTTATTCACAGCCGCATCTTTGAACGCCCCCAGCTTGCCCTTCACATTCTCCGCAAACTCATTAAACCGGTTCTTAATGTTCTCCCCGGCCTCGCCCCAAATGTCCTTAATGTGATCCCACATGCGGCCAAACGCTTTGGGCACATCCTCCCAGTTACCGGTAACAATATCTACCAGGGCTACGAAGAAGCCGGAAAACACTTCTTTCACGGTGTCGATGCTGGCACTGAAAATGTCCTTAACGTTTTCCCAGCCTTTGCTAATAGCATCCCCGATGATGTCCTTGAACACACCAGCCCCGGTTTTCAGGTTTTCCCAACCCTCACTAAGCCACGTGCCAACATTGCCAGCAAAGTCTTTCACAGGCCCCGCTAGTTCGTTAAAAGTGTTGGTCACCTTATCTTTCAGTGAGGACAAGCCTTCAGTTGCTGCCTGCCATTTCTCACTAAACCACTGCCCAATATTAGCCAAGCCTTCCTTGACGCCTTCCCAAGCATTCTTAAGAAAGTCTGTGAACTCACCCCAAAGGCGTTTACCGGTTTCGGTTTGGGTGAAAAAATACACTAGGCCAGCAACCACGGCAGCAATAGCCAAGCCCAATGCAATGAACGGGTTCATGGCCATCACGGCGTTCAACCCTGTGAAACTGCCTGTCAACCCCAGGTTAGCGGCTGTGGCCGCCAAGGTTCCGGCCCGCTGTGCGGCTAGCAGGGCAGGCATCGCCTGAAGTAAAACCATGAAATTCCTGATAGCACCAACAGCCCACACCCCGGCCTGAACCGCTTTCAGCATGGTGTACGCACCAATCACGCCACCAATCATAGCTGCAATCGTGCCCACAAGTTCATTGTGTTGGCGAATCCATTCAACAGTTTTAGAGAACGCCTCGGCAACGCTACCAACAGATTTTCCTAATTGATCCATCCACACTTCAAGATGCGGTGCAATCACCTCATAGATGCGTAATTTGGCGTCTGACAAGGCGTTATCCCAGCGTTCCATGGCGCCGTTAAGGCCGCCAAGTTTCGCCCCCGCAGTCTCGCCAGCGGTACCGACGGCATCCATTTTTCCACGTAGGTTATCAAACGCTTCAACACCACTACTTGCCGCGGTGGTGGCGAACGACACGGCTTCGCGTCCGAACGCGGTGGAAGCTTCGGCGAGGAATGCGGACTCACCCATGCGTTCTTGGGCATCATGCAACTGGATTGTGATTTCTCTCAGGCCAACGAACTTGCCATCGGCATCAAATGCTTGGATACCCATGTTTTCTAGGGCTTTTGCCGCTTGCTTAGAAGGCGATGTGAGAGACAGTAGTGCGGAACGCATAGCGGTACCTGCCATGGTGCCCTTGACGCCTTGGTTAGCAAACAAGCCAATATAGGTGTTAGTGTCTTCTAAGGAAAAACCCAGTGTTGCCGCGGTG